TCTACTAATTCGTTTTTGAATATAGAATAAACTGCTGGTGTGATTTCGATTACACCATCTTCATCAAAGTTTCTTTCTCTTAATGCAACTATTGCATTGTCGATAGCTTCTTTAATGTTTTCTTGTGTTCTTCCTGCTGCTGTTGTAGCGTTTGTTCCAGATTTGATTAGGTTTGCTACATAAGCATCTCTGTTTACTGCTAAACCATGTACTGCTTTAGCTTGGAATTTCTCTGGTAGTCCAGGTACTGATTGTGCTTTATCTACGTCATCTACCATAAATGCAAAGTATTTTGCTTGGTCGATTGGTAGCATTTGAGAAGCATCTGTCATTTCTTCGATTGTGATGTCTGCTCCTGTGTAGTCACCAATTGTTGGATCTCCTACTGCTAAAATTTTAACTGTATTTGCGAATTTAGCATCGCCTTCATAATCTCTTGTACAGTTGTCTACTAGTTTACATTTAAGTTCTAGTGCGTCTTGAATTTTTTTGCTCCATATTGTTTGTTGGAAATGTGTTACTGCCATGTTAATTACCTCCCTATATTAAATATCAATAGGTTGTATTACCACTTAGTCATTGACCTTTCCACCGCTCTAAATAATGCTGGGTTCTTATCAAAGTCTGCCTTTGTAAATTGTAGGCTTTCTTCGTATGAATAAAAGTCTTTTACCTCGTTGGTTGGCTTTGTATTGCCTTTCATACTTCCTATTGGCTTAACCGTTGGCTTTGGGTTAAGCTGTGTGTACATATTGTACTTTTCTGTTAGTGATAGGTTTGGGTTTAGCTTGTTAGCAAAGTCTTTAAACTTGCTATCTTCTAAAATCTCTTTACCTACACCTAGTTTTGAAAGCTCTGTTGTCGCTTCTTGCAACTGTCTTTCTTCTGCTAGTTTCTTAAATACTAGCTTTTCTCTCTCGGACATATTTGCTAGTCCTTTGTCTGCTAATCTATCAACTTCATATACTATTTCGTCATATCCAGACTTAATAATATCGTCTGCTTCTGCATTAGCTAATAGCTCCATATCTCTTTTTGAGTATGTAGGTTGTCTATCTGGAATTTTAATACCCTTCTTTGTGTAGAAGTCTGTTAGCTTATCTGTTGCTTCGTCTAGGTTTTTAGTACCTAGTCCAGCGTTAAGTACAGTTTCTACTCTTGATAGTTTATCTTCGTATTCTCTTGATAGTTTCGCTTTAGCTCTCTCTAGCTTCTTTGGTAATAAAGTATCTAGTCTTTCATTTACCATTTTCTCTAGTTCAGCTTGCGTATAAAGTTTTTCTTCTACAACTTCCTCTGTATCAGTGGTAACTTTAGCACCGTCAACAAGTTGTTCTGTAGCTTGTTCTTCTACGTTTTCAGTACCTTCTAGTACAACATTTTCGTTATCTTCCATAACTTCAATACCTCCTATTTTATAGTCTTTGCTTGACTGTTTCCGCATCTTTTATAGACATAAGGCTTGGTCTTGTGAAAAAAGGTTTGATTTAGTATTGGCTCGCTGGTGTTGCGTATTTAAAAGGAACTACTCTTATTATCAATATGGCTTGTAGCCACTATTAGCGATAATAAAAGCCTATACCTTACCAAAAGAGTTTACTCTCTATGCTATATAAAAAAGCACCAACTATACGGCTGGTACTTCTTCAGCTGGTATTTGAGCTTTAGCATCAACTTCTGCTTGCATCTCTAACATTTGTGATGCTTGAGCTTCTGGATCTTCGTTTAAGAATTGATTTACACGTTGTTGCATTAGTTGAGCTTGTGCTTCCATTTGTGCTATCTTAATTTGTTCTGCTTCCATTATCTCTATTGCTTCTTCTAGTTTCTGCTTAGGCATTACACTATCATCATCTAGTAGTTTTACATATGTCTTTAGCTCGCCTAGTCTTTGTTGACTGAAATAACCGCCTTTTAATAAGTTCTCTAAACTTACTTCTTGTGCGTATTTGTCAAATGCACCTTTTGGCGTTATATCTACTCTTACAGTAGCTTTAAGTTCTTCTAGTATTGTTTGTGGTACTTCTACTAGTTGTACTTCATTTTCGCCTGTTTCATTGTTTGGTATTTCTTCTTCTAGTGTTAAACCTTCACCAGAATATACTGTAAACATATCTAACCATATTCTAGCTATATCTTCTAGGAATGATTTTAAAGCACTTAATTGCTCTACTAATGGTTGTTGTGCAGCTTGTTGTACCGCTAGTATTGCTTTACCTGATGCACTTTCTGGGTTTACATCGCCTGTTGCTATATCTCCTGCACCTGCTAAATCTCTTGATACTTGTATTAGTTCATTTTGTACTTTCTCAACGTCTGGCGACATTTGAGCTGGCGCTACGTTTGTAAATACTTTCGCTACATCGTCTACTGCCATTCCATCTACTATCTTAATAACAGAACCTACTTCATTTAACGCTGCTGGGTTTTGTATCTTACTAATATTAGCAACTTTTTGTGGGTATGCTGTTTGTTTTACTGTAATCAATCTACGCATTATAGTTTTGTTTACTTCTATTTGGTTTGGTATTAAGTATCTTACTTCGCCTTCACCACGTGCGCTTCCTTCTTTTTCTTCCCACGGCATTGTTGCTATTGGGTAATATTTAAGTCCACTATCTGTATCTTCTACTATATCAGCGTATCTTGTTGCTTTTGCATACCATATTGTACCGTCTTTCTTGTAGAATTTAGTTACTAGAGTACACATATTGTCTTTCTCTAACTTTGCCGCTTCTCCGCTTTCTTCAAAGTTATCGTTGTCGCCTATAATGTATGCCATCTTTTCAGCGCTTACACCTTCATTACGTGCTATCTCTTGTATCTCTGCTACCGTTCTTCTTTGCTTAATTAGTATGTATGGTTGTCTTTGTATTTCCCCGTCGTTTTCGTTACCAAAGTATATATCGTTCTTTGCTATAATCTCGTTTACTGGCGTTTGGTTTTCTATGTCGTATGTTACGTACATTACACCTAAGTCATTTATAGCACTATCTTTACATACTCTACGTACTTTCATGTCTAAATGGTCTTTTTCCCATACTTTAGAAGCTTTCTTGTTTAATAGTTCGCATGTTCTAGTTGCTACTTCTCTAAACTGTTGGTTTTCAAAGTTCTCACTAGAATAGTTTATAGCCCATAGGTTACTGTTTATTGTACCTGTTTTATACTTTACTATTGGTTTGATAAAGTTTAATTGTACTGGTTCTATACCGCTTATCTTTAAGCCTTCCCATTGGTTGCCGTTATAAAATCTGTAGTTCTTGTCTGTATCTGTATACATATTTATTTTTCTACAGTAGTTACGACCTTGTTCGTATAGCTCCCATATGTCGGTAGTTTGTATCTCTTTATCTTCCACTTCTGCACCTCCTTATTAGATTTCTTTTTGGTTTGCACTAGATCCATCATAGTTATTGATATTGTCTAGCATTGTATTAAGTTTCTCTTGCTCTTTGTTCATTTCTTCTTTGTCTTTATGCTCTTTGTATAGTGTAATAGGGTTTACTGTTGGTAGTTCAATAGGTTCTTTGTTTACTACCTTCTGACCTACTCTAGCACCAATTAAAAAAGCTAATAGGTTCATTACGCCCATTAGCATTACTAATATAATTGTTTCCATACTATTTATCTTCCTTTAATCTGCTTTAATGCACTTGTTTTCAAACTTTTTATAAGCATCAAAATATAACTCTTTCTTATCTCCGTTGTATGTTAATTCATAATACATACCATCAAATAATGTTGTGCTTAATAGTGCTTTATGGTTTTGTAGTGTTTTACAGTACCATACTACAAATACTTCAAATTCTGGTACATTGTCGCTCTTATCTAAGTGTTCTACTGTATAATCTCTTACTACTGCTTTACAGCAATCTATATATTCTTCACTCCCCATTTACTTATTCTCCTTTTTCTTCTTGCCTTTTGCTTTTACTTCCTCTTTAACAGGTTCTACTACTGTTGGTTTTCTTCTTTCTCTTAATACTTTCTTTTTCATATTTCCCTCCTTATACTAAAAAAGACACTCTATTGAGCATCTTTGTATTTCCAATGATAACCGCCTGCTGTTTTTCTTTTACCTTTGCAG